GCGGAAGAAATTCGGCCGGCGCCTGCTGTTCGCTGGGCGTTCGCAGAAAACATTTGCACACAAACATCTGAGCGCGACACCGGACGGCCTGGCCGTGCGGCTCACACCACTCGAGCGCAAGGCGATCGCGGCCGACTGCGGCGACTGCGTCACGCTCGAGTGCAAGTCTAGTGACCCGCGTACGAACCTGGCTGAAGCGAAGAGCCAGCACACCTATCAGACCCAGGTGCAGCTCGGCCTGATCCGCACCAAGACCCCACACCGACCGACGCATGCGCTGCTGTCGTACATCGACGCATCATTCTGGTCGGAGGTCACCGAGTTCGTCGTCGCATATGACGAGCGGATCTACCAGTCGGCGCAAGACCGCGCGCAGCGCATCATGCGCGCAACATCGGTCGACAAGCTCCCGCCGGAGGGTTGGATCGCCGGCGGCGCCGAATGCAGACACTGCCCATTTACGCGCGCATGCGGGATCGAGCGTCGGAATCTGCCGTTTGCAGATAATGACGTAAAACTCGACAAGCAATTTGTCTCGGAGATCGAGGATCTCGCCCGAGCTGTCAAAGGGGCAGAGCATAGTCGCGACGCATGTGATGCGCTGATGCGCGCCAAGCAGGATGAGCTGAAAAGCCGGCTGCGCGATAAGGGCATCCGCAAGGTACCAGGCATCGTGAGCTGGTCCAGCGTCAAAGGTCGAGAATCATGGGATAACAAAAAGATCCGCGAAGCCGCAGAGGCCGCGGGTGTGGATATCGGGCAGTACAACACGGTCGGCGAGCCGACCGATCGACTGCTCATCCTAATCGGAGCAGACAGCTCTGATCCGGCCGCGCATGAGCCAGGCCGAACGCAAGCAGGAGACAGCAATGTCAAAAGAACTGGAAAGGCAAAACGGTAGCAGGGAGCTGGCAACGACAGGCGAGAACCCCTTCACCGCATACGGCAACAGCGTCAGACAAACCGCGATCATCGGCAAGCTGCTGAAATTCAGCAAAGGTGATTGGACCGCCGGCGAGGACGACGAGCCGATCGAGGACGGCACACAGTTCACCGCCAACATGGACAACCTGGTGATTGGCTGGCAGCGCTGGTGGGACAACAAGCCGACCGATTTTGTCGGCGGCCGCGTCGCTACCGGCTACCAGGCGCCAAAGCGCAACGAGCTAGGCGACATGGACGAGGATCAATGGCAGTCCCAGGAGGACGGCACCTCGCGTGATCCCTGGCAGAAAACCAATTTGCTGATCCTGCAAGACAGCGATGGCGAGCTGTACACGTTCGCCACCTCGAGCACCGGCGGCCTCAATGCGATCGGTGAGCTGTGCAAAAAGTACGGCGCGCAGATGCGGCAGCGGCCCGATGATTTTCCGATCATCGAGATCGGTCAGGGCAGCTACAAGCACGACGAATACGGAAAGGTGAAATTCCCCACCTTCAAGATCGTCGGCTGGGAAGCGAAGGATGATTTCGCTTCGCTCGATCGCGATGACCGCAGCGACGAGGTGGAGGACGATCAGCCCGAGCTGGTAGCACCACCGGCCGCCAAGCAGCCGCCAAAGGCCACGCCGGCAGCCACACAGGCGGCCAGGCAGACGTCAAAGGCGCCCGCCAAGGGAAAGTCTAAGACTCGCTTCTAAACGCGCCTACGGGGCTCCCAGGCCTGCTGTTGGCCTGGGGGCCTTAATGCCGTGATTTAACCCCACGCGACCGAGACTGATCATGAAAAAGGGCAAGAAGGCTGACGCATCCGGCGAGGGCGCCGATGTGCATCCGGCCGTTGCGTTCATTCTGGCGCTGTTTGGCGACGGACGAACCACCGGCAAGGTCTATCTCTCGAGCCTCGCCAACGACAAACCGCCGCCAGAAGGGCAGCGCCCTGAGTATCGGCTCACGACCAGGGACGCGGCCCAGCTCGTCAATTTCGTTGAGACGTACGACGTTAAGCTGCGCGGAATGTTCTTCTGCGTATGTACGATAGCCGACACACGATCCAAGAAAAATTGCCTGGAGTGTGTGGGCATCTGGGCCGATATCGATTACAAAGGGGTCAACGCGACCAGCGAGGAGATTGACAGAGCGATCGCGCGACTGTCACGCAAACCCACCGCGATCGTACACAGTGGACATGGTCGTCATCTGTATTGGCTGCTCGACAAGGCGATCGACGCGCAAGCGAACCAGGAACGGATTGAAGAGTTACTGAAGCTGGTGTGCGACGTCGTCGCTGGAGATCCGCAAGTCTGCGAGATCTCGCGCCTCATGCGACTGCCGGGGAGCCACAACACAAAATTCGACAGCTGGGTCGACGTTCGATGCGAATACCTCGACGGACCCAGGTACACGCTTGAAGATCTCGGGGCCTGGTTGGGGGATCGGTCAAACCCCAGACAGCAACCAATCCTCGAGCGGCGCGCCGGATCTGACAGTGTCAGTCCTGTAGGCAGATCCGGCGCGTCACCCTCCTCCTCTAACCCTTTTGTGCGCGTCGCCCAGGAGCAAGGCTACCAGGCTCCGATCGATGTCGATGCGCGTCTCGCGGCAATGTCGTACGGCGGCGCCGGCGACAGCGGCGTCCACGCAACACACTTGTCGGTCACAGCTGCACTGCTCAACCAGGGCATGTCAGTCGATGATGTTGTCGAAAAGGTGCTCGGAGCAACGCAGAAAAAGAGTGGTACCGGAAATTGGGATTGGCGGGAAGAGGCGAAAACCATCAGGGGCATGTGCGAAACGTGGATTAAAGATCCGCGCTACACCCCAAAGGATACCGCATCAAAAGAATCCGCTGAGCAACCTGACGGCGCCGACGCCGAGAACGTGATCGACATGGGCGCAGCTCGCGCGAAGCGGAAGCCGAAGGATCCGCCGCCGAAGGACGCCAAGAAAAAACAGATGCACATCGTGCTCGGCAAGGCTGTGCTCGAGGCGCTGCGTGAGCGCGGCGAACGCATCATGACCACGAACGAGGGCGCCTACTGGTACGCCGGCGGGAGCTGGTCGATCGTGGACGACAAGGATCTCAAGCGCCAGCTCAACAACGAGATCGAGATCGGCATCCAGGCGCTCGACTGGGTCAGCAACACCAAGCTCCGCAACGAGACGCGTGAGTGGATCCTGGTGCAGCCCGAGGTCTGCCGGCGCAACATCAAGTTCGACCAGCACGACGCCCAGGTGCCCGTCGCCAACGGCATGCTCTATCCACTGACCGGCATGCTCGAGATCGCGCAGCCCGAGCACTACGTCACCTGGCGGGTGCCGTACGATTACGACGCCAAGGCGCCCTGCAAGGTCTGGCTGCAAATGCTGGACGAGATCCTGGGCGATCGCGAGCCCGCGGTTCGCAAGCAATACGTCGCAATGCTTCAGCGCGTGCTCGGCATCGGCCTGGTCAACATGATCGACAAGAACCTCACGCGTGCGCTGGTGTTCATCGGCCCATCGAACGCCGGCAAGTCGCAGCTCCTCGAGGTCATCACTGCGCTCTACGGCGGCGAGGTGATCGCGCTGCCGCTCTCGGCGCTCGAGAACCCGCATGGGACGTCGGCCTTCATCCGGCGCCTAGCCTGGGTGGTCCACGAGGTGTTCACTGAAGGCAAGCTACACCTCAGCGACGTCGTCAAATCGATCATCAGCCGCGAGATCATCGGGCTCAACATCAAGAACGGCCCGCATGTTAATCGGCGCTACCTGGGGCCGATCGCCTGGGCGACCAATCACCCGCCGACGTTCCGCGAGGCGACCAAGGCGATCACCAACCGTCTGATCCTGGTGCATTGCCGCCAGGTGTTCGTGCAAAACAATCCGATCGGTACCGCGGGGATTGCGGCCAAGGACAAATGCGCGAGCCCAGCTCACTACGTCATCAAGCACGAAATGCCTGGCGTGCTCGCCTGGGCCGTCGAAGGCCTCAAGAAGGTGCTCGCCGATCGCCGGCTCGAGATCCCGCTCGAGGCCCAGGCGGCAGCCGAGGAGATCCAGCGCGACAGCAACGTCGCGATCGGGTTCTTTGCTGAGTGCATCGAGTGTGAGCCCAATGGGGTCGTGTCGCAGCCCGACGTCTACGCAGCGTTTGCCAGCTATTGGGACGAGACGTACGGCACTGATCGCGTGCCCTCGCCCAAACGCCTCGTGCAGTCCGTTGCACTCATGGGCGACAAGCGCGTCGCGATCAACGACGCCGAGGCGCGCATGCGGAAGAGCGGCGCCAGGTACTACGGCTGCATCAAACTCAACCCCGATGGGCTCAAGCACTGGAAGAACACCATCACGAGCGACAAGTGGCGCGCCGGCAAGACCACCAACGTGAGCGCTGAAGGCGAGAACCCCAACCAGGTGATGCCGCCGGCCTGGGTCGATTACACCCCTGTCACACTGGCACGGTCGGAGCAGGAAAAGCACCCCACGAAATCGTTCTTCTACAACAGTGACGGAGACGATGACGGAGCAATGACTGATGACGGAGATGAAAAAGGCCCAATGACTGAAAGGGCCTCTCCAAAAACTCAGTCATCCGCCCGTCATCCGAGGCAACGTCCTGATCCGAAAGGCAGAACCAGGTTTTAGTGACGAATGACTGTATTTTCAATTTAATGGAAGAATCAATAAAAAAGGGTAAAAAGAGAGAGTAGGAGAGAATAGAGAATTTTGCGTCAGTCAGTCACGTCGGCGTGTCGAATAGGGAGGACAAAATGGCCGATATTTTTGAGTTGGAGCAGCGTCTAAAAACCGAGGATCCGGTCGGCTGGGCGCGTGCCCAGGCGTGGGTCAAGGAGGAGGAGGAGTACGAACGGCAATGGCTCGCGCGGCATCCGAATGTGATCGACATCCGCGGCCGGCGCGGTCGGCTGTTGGGGTGGTTGTTACCGTGGGGGAAGCAGCATGATCAGGGTGACTGAGAAAGTTTTCACGAACACCGGCGAGCACATCGCCACCAACGAGCGCTACATCAATCCGTTCGAGGTGGAGAGTGTCGGCACCGGATCAGGCGGCGACACCAGGGTCGCGATGCGATCGGAGGAGGTCATCGTGGTGGTTGAAAAGGTGGAGAGCGTCGTGTCTGACATCCGCTATTGGTTGCGGGGAGGGAAGCGATGACCCCGACACAGATCCTCAACAAGTGGCACCAGGAGACGTCATCGGCTGCGGAGCAATTCGAGGCCAGGTGGACGATGATTGCACTGCGATCGCTTGACCTGGAGCTGGCGATCGCGCTCCACGAACAGAAGGAGCTGTTTCACGAGGCGTGTGTCACCGGCGAGACGCGCGACATCATCGATCAGGGCGCCGCCCTGGTGCGCGGCTACGCGGCGTGTGCTCGAGCGCTCGAGGAGGCGCAGATCCCCGACGACAGCTACGTCCTGGGATCTTGTCCGACGACTGGGTTCAAGGTCGCGGTGGCGCTCAACAAGTATGCCGGCAAACGCGTGCGTGACCTGCACGGTCAGGATGTCGTCATGGTGACCGCGGACGAGGTGGCGACGTTGATGGCAAGCTCCCAGGCCTTCCTGACGATCGGCGCGATCAAACGCAAATTCCCCGGCGCCGAGGTGGTCGAGCGTTACGCTGGAGAAGGGTCGTGAGTGATCTCGAGCGGCTGATGTTTGGTCCTGGCTATTGTAGCCACTGTGGGCTGCTCAAGCCGCTCGCCATGGTGGCTGTCCCAGGAATGCGTGAGAACGAGCGCGGCGAGCTTGAGGGCGGCACGTTTTTCCTCGATCCGCACGACGAGCAGCGCCGCGGCTATTGTCACGAGTGCGCTGTGATCGTGCTCAACAAAAAACCGCCGGCGTGAACGCCGGCGGTGAGAAGGCTGGATGGGGTTAAAGGCGGACTATACCCCCTTCCCGGTGCGTGCCGCCAGGCGGAAGGTGCGGACCTCCGTCTTGCGGGTGTGAGCTGCGATGAATTGCGGAGAGAGCTTCTCGCGCACTGCGTCCATGTCGAGCGTCTCACGAATGCTCTCGGACAGTGTCAGGCGAAACAGCTCGCCTTCGTAGGCACCAGGCCTGAGATCGAGGCTGTCCTTGATCGCCTTGATCTTGGTTTGCAGCTCGGCGACCTGGGCGTTCAGCGTGCCCAGCTCATCGATCGTGGTGCTTAGGTTGGTACCCTTAGTCAGGTTCGTCTTGGTCATCTGGAGATCTCCTCTGTTTGCTGTGACCGTGTTGAGACAAATATGCCGGGGTGACATCCCTGTCAATGTGTCAGGCCGCCTCCTGCTTTGTTTCGAACTCACGTTGCCCTTCAGCGACGAGCTGCGACAGCGGGATGCGATCCATGTGCATCGTGTAGCCAGTCTCGGCCTCGAGCTTCAGATATTTTGCGTACAGCTCCGGTCGCGCGATCGAGCCCAGGTAGAGATCGTTCTTTGACCCCATGATGCAGAACACACATGAGAGCCGCTCGTTTCCTGCCGCGTAGGCGGGGTGCAGCTCGATGCCGGCGTCGATCACCGTTGCGAACACATCGTCGGTGCTCAGATCGAAGATCGGCAGCCACGACCACACCTGGCGGCCGGCGGCGACGAGCTTGCTCTTGGGCTGGCCTTTGCTGTTGAGGTTCTCGTTCTCGTAGACGAAGGGCTCGAGCTTTGCGCGATCGTCACTCTCCGCGGCGCGCATGCCGGCGCAGTTCACAACTTTCGAAATACCGCGCTCCTTCATGACGCGGCGGATCACCTTCTCGATCGGGCCACGCTTCAGGTCGCTGGTGCAGCTGCGGCAGCTCGGCGACGGCCAGCTCGGCACCTCAGGCTTCTCGGCGAACTTTTTCTCGATCATGTTGAGCAGCGTTTTCTCGGAGCCATCGTTGTAGATCGCGGTGGCGACCTCGAACTGGCAGCCGAAATGCTTGGCGTCGCGCTCGGCAATTTCCTTGGCGCCGTGCCACTCGACCTCGCCCAGGTCAGCGTGGATGACCACGATGCGATCGGCCGGGATCTGCTGCTCGAGCATTTCGATCAGCGTGGCCTGGCTGTCCTTGCCGCCGCTGTGATTGGCGACGAACAGCACCTCTGGGTCGTTGATCAGGTCTAGGATTGTTTTCATGGCTCAGCTCCGTTGTGACCCTCAATTTATACGGCCAAAATGACACCCCAGTCAACAGCTATCTGCCAGGTTGACACCCCTGTCAGAAGGCCATATTTATGGGCTGTTTTGACCCATACAACGGAGGTTTAAGAAGATGACCAAGCGAGACGATACCTGGCAGCTGCTAGGGCAGCGAAAAACGAGCCATCGGCAGCTCCTGGTGATGACCAGGGAGCTAGGGCTCAACAAGGCGGCCGCCGGCCGTTTCATCGGCGTGTCAGAGCGGACGACCAGGCGGATGTTCAGAGGCCAGGCAGAGATCCCGGTGAGCGTGGGGCTGCTGTTGCGGCTGATGTTGAAGCACGGCGAGCAGCCGATCGTTCCGGCCTGGAGCCGCGAGCAAAATTAGCCGGCAGCGCAGCTGCGTTACAGCTAAACTTGCCGGCCGATCGGAGGGCGCGTATGGTCCACAGCCATCGCGCCCTTCGTCGTTGTGAGAGCCATGGCTGGGATGAAAACCGAAGAGCTGGTCGACGCGCGCATCAAGATGCTCGAGCGCGATATCCTCTTCAAATTCGGGCAGCTCGCCGCGCAGATCAAACAGGATTTCACCGACACGCGCGATTACGCGATCAAGTTGACTGAGCGCGTGAAGGCGGACGAAGAGGCCGTCAAACAAAAAGCAGCTGAACTGGAAGCTCGTCTGTCCGAGCTAGAGCGTAAATTTGTGATGGTGAATGGTGCCGCTGCTGGCGGCAACAAGCCTGAAAATTGACCGGAGCCTCACGACTGACAAATGGCTAAAGCTCCAGCTGATTTGCGATCTTTGGCGCGTTCGCACACTGATATGGCGATACGCGTGCTCAAGGGCATTGCCCAGCAGAAGGGCGCGCCACCCGCGGCGCGCGTCGCTGCGTGCGGCATTCTCCTCGATCGCGGCTGGGGCAAGCCAGAGCAGCCACACGTTGGTGGCGACAAGGACATCGTCGTGAAGATCCGCCAGGTGATCGGTGGCAACGACGATGACGACGGCAAGAGCTGAAGCGCGCGCGATTGTCGAGGTTGATCTACCAGCTCGCGGCTGGCGGCCGCGATCGTATCAGCACAATCTCTGGAAATACCTGGAGCGCGGCGGCAAGCGCGCGATGGCGGTGTGGCATCGGCGCGCCGGCAAGGACGACGTCTGTCTGCACAACACGATGATCAAGGCGATGCAGCGCGTCGGAAACTATTGGCACTGCCTTCCCGAGTATGCCCAGGCGCGCAAAGCGATCTGGACCGCGGTCAATCCCCACACCGGCAAGCGACGCATCGATGAGGTGTTTCCGCACGAGCTGCGAGCGAACACCAACGACAACGAAATGTTCATCCGATTCCACAATGGCTCGACCTGGCAAGTGATCGGCAGCGACAGCTACGACGCGACGGTCGGCGCCGGCGTCGCTGGTGTCGTCTACTCCGAATGGGCGCTCGCGAATCCGTCAGCCTGGGCATATCACCGGCCAATGCTCGAGGAGAACGATGGGTGGGCCGTATTCATAACGACGCCGCGCGGACGCAACCATGCTCACGCGATGTTCAATCACGCGAAGCGTACGCCGCGTGAGTGGTTTGCCGAGCTTTTGACTGTCGAGGACAGCGGCCAGCTCAGCAAGGCTCAGCTGACAGAAGCGCTGCGAGAGTACCAGGCGCTCTACGGAGCTGATGTCGGCCGAGCGCAATATTCGCAGGAATACTTCTGCGACTGGGTCGCGGCAATTCTTGGCGCGTATTTCGCGTTGGAAATGCAAGAGGTACGAAACGAGGGCCGGATCATCGAACTCGACGCCGAGCTGGATCTGCCGGTGCATCGTGCCTGGGATCTCGGCATGCGCGACGACACCAGCGTCTGGTGGTTTCAGGTCGTCGGCGCGCAGATCTTCGTGCTCGATCACTACGCTGTCAGCGGCGGCGGGCTCCCGCACTTTGCCGAGGAGATCGAGCGTCGGAAGCTCGAGCACGGCTGGATGGATGGCAACGACTACGTCCCGCACGATGCGAAGATCAAGGAATGGGGCACTGGGCGCACACGGGTCGAAACGATGACGCAGCTCGGCCTCAAGCCAATGCTCGTGCCATGGGCGACATTCCAAGACGGTATCAACGCAGCTCGGCGCACGCTGCCGCTCTGCGTGTTCCACCCGCGCTGCGAGGAGACTGGCGTGGCAGCGCTCGAGCAGTATCGCCGGGAGTGGGACGATGAGAAGAAGGCTTTTCG